TCTCATTCGCGAACACCGGCCAAGGTTTCTCGACCGGCTTATAAAAGCAGTATTGTTTGTCCATTTCAGCCGTCTGCAGCGCAACACATCGCGCTATGCGGCGTTTGCAGTCGTCCACGGTGCTTGGATACTCGTTACTCGCCTTGCACCACAGGGCAATAGCGGCCATGAGTTCAATCATTTTGCTTCGCTTAAGTTATTACCCACTACGAACCCGTTTCTGATTTCGACGGTCCATTTTAGGTCTTGGTTCAAAGACGCGAACGCCTTGCCGACATCCTCTTTGAACAGTTCAACCTTGTCCTCGGGAACCTGAGGCAGTATTTCGTCGTGGATCACCGGGCCGGGTAGGGCGTAGTCGGACAGTTTGTAAAGCTTGTTTTCAGCTACCTTGATAATGCCGGACACACTGGATTGAATGCGGTAGTTCAGGGCTAAACGCGGCTGTTCAGGCGTCATGCGGAAGCCGAAGGCGTTAACCAAGAACCCTTGCCTTTCGACAAGAGCTACCATGACGTCAGCCAGCTTACCGACCTTTGGATACAGTTTGCGCCAGAAAGTCTTGTGGACCTCTTTTGCTTCTGCAAATGAAATTACCTCACCATTATCGGCTGCGAAGTTGACCATACCACGTGCGCTCTGACCGTAAAGCAGCGCAAGGAACAGCGTCTTGTGAAAAGCACGCAGTTTCTTGAGTTTTGCTTTGATTGCGTCGGTCGCTGCTTCGTTGTCGTTCCAGGTGTCGAACAACCCTTCGTCCCAAACTTTGCGGATAACCGCCTTTCCAAGCGGTGAAATGCTGGCAAAAGACAGATAAGGGTCATCCAACATCAAGAGTTCGCCCTTCCAGTACGGTTTTTTACCGGCCATACCGAAAGCGTTTGCGATGTAGTTTTCATCCTGCGAGTAGTGGGCGACAACTGTGGGCTCGCCTGACGACAAGTCGATTGAGACGAATTTGTAGCCCGGCTCAGCCACAAGACAAGACATCAACCCTTTTTCTTTACGAGCCAAAGCTTGAATGTTGAGTTTCACGGGTCCACTGCTACCGCCTGTGTATCGACCTGTCTTGGTTCCACACGCCCGCAAGTCGTAATGCCAGCGACCGTCGACCGCAGAAAGAGCCAAGAGGTTTTCGGCTTGACGCTGTACGAGTTCGCGTTTCTTGTAGTTTGCCAGGATAGCGCCGCCTTCACCGTAGGTCGGCAAATGCGCGGCGCGGAAGCTAGGGTTAGGCTCATACTCGGGTAAACTCTTGTCTTCTTTTCGTTTGGCTGACGACTCTTTGCTTTCCTTAGTCCAGAACTTGGGAACGTAGCCGAGCCGGTCGACGAACAGTTCTTTCAGCTGAACTGTAGAGCGCGGGTTAAACTCCCACTCTTCACGCTTATCCCATACTTGAGCCTCGCGCTTCGCTCGACCTTGCGGCGTTTTAAGCTCATTAACCCAAGCTTCGCGTCGCTTGGTTTCAATCAGTTCGATTTCACGTTCGTAATGAGCAAAGAAAGCCGCCTTGATTGACGCCCGCTCGGTCTTGACACTGTCGACGAAGGTTTGAAGCTTGGTCCGGTCGACCCGAATGCCTCGCACCTTACCCTCAACCAGCCGCTCGATTGCGCACATATGCAGGTAGTGATCAAACCGCCAGTTGAAATTCATACGCTGGAAAGCGTCTAGGTAAAACTCAGCCAACACAAGAGTTACGTCGGTATCAGCCGTGTTATACGCTTCCAGCATTTCGGCTGGTAGCAGGTGCAGGTGCTTACCCTCTTGACCACGTTTAACACCGTTCTCGCGCAACCATTTGTAGTAAGGTTCCTTGTGGTTATGCCAATCCTTTGGCAACACACGCGACGCGCAGGCTTCAAGACCTAGACCGGTCTGTTCTTCGACCTTGTTGTTGAGGTATTTCAACTCGTCCTCAAGAGTCGTCGGCTTTTCGGTCTTGTAACGTTTTCCGCCTGAGTCATAGTTCTGAGCTAGCCTTTGCGTATCAACCTCAAGCAGTTTACGGTCAAACCATGGAAAGCGACAGCGCAAGACGCCGTGCTCAAATTGTGCGCTGTGTGCGACCAGTTTCAGACCGCGCTTTTGCACTTCTTTGAGGTATTCGGCTGTCTCATGTTCACCGTCGCAGTAAAGGTGTGTGAGGCTGCCTTGTGAGTTTCGCCAAGAGAAGGCTGAGGAGAGTACGCGGAAGTCAGGCTTCCAGTATTCGAGCGAAGCACCGTCCTTGTCGGCGGTCTCAACATCGAACGCCACGAGTTTCGGTGAATACACGTTAGAACCTCACAGGTTTAGCGGGCGACTCCCATCTAATGCAGTGCCATACATTGACTGGACACCAGTGAGTCACACCTTTAGAGTCAAGAACTCGGTGACCTGTACCGCCGTCTTTTAAGAACAGCTTTATAGGCGCTTCAATCCGATACACTCGGTCGCCGTAATCGTATTCACGCCAAAGCTCTTCAGAAATATCCAACTCTTTCATTTCACGCCTCAATCTTGAAATATTTCTTCGCAGCCTTGTACTTAATCATACGACTCAAGTCAGGTCGCAGCGACTCAGGGAAGGTCGCCATATCACAACCCGCAAGCTGTACGCGGAAGTTGTAGGTCTTGCGTATAGCTTTGGTCGTTTGATCTTTGGTTTCCCGATGCGCTTTGGCCGTCATTTGTAAGCGGGGAACAGCAACACCCTCGTCATTGATTATAGGTCCAATCATGAGGCGGTCGGGGAACTGCAGGATAATGCCGGTCGCAACGTCGAAACCTTTGAGCTTCGGCATACCCTCAAGAATGGTTCCGATCTTGTCGTACTTCTGCACATCAAGAATGCAGGTTACGGCGTAATGCACGCCGATATCTCGCTGCAAAGCGCGCAACGCATCCAAGACTGGTCGAAACAGCGACACCGTAATATCACCTGAATACGAGGTGTTACCTTTCTTTTCTTTCTCAACCCGCTCCGACCATACAGGCATGTCCAGAATTGTGTTTTCTAGCTCAGTCAAGCCGTCAATCGCAACGGCTTCGATACCTTCGGCTTTGAGTGTGTCTTTAGCCTTAAGCAGGGTAAGCAATCGGCTATAGGCTTGGGTTGAGTTTAAAGCTTTACCTTCGTCATCAAGGCTCAACGGGTAGGGGATAACTTCACTAGTGGCGTGCGTGAACGTCGAAATCGGACCGTGTGACTCACCACCGAAATATGCGTACAATGTCTTGCAGCCGAAGGTACCAAGGAGCCCGGACTTGCCAGCGCTCGGAGTGCCGAGAATCACAGCGCCCAGTTTCACGTTTTTGATATCTGCGTCAGCGACCTTAGCAGCCGCTTTCAAGTTGATCATGTAAGCCTCCATTCAAAAGGTTTGCGGTCTTTTGGAGCTTTGATAGGAACGATTTGCTGCAGGTACCCGCCTGGGTAACCAACAATCAGTGAAGGCATCCAAGAGCTTGGGCCTTGGTTGTAGCCGTGGCGATCCTGCGACCAGTGACCCGCTCTCCAGTGATCGTCTTCGATAAAGGGCGAGTGACCGTGGGCGTCGGCAATCTTGGGGTATGCGCCTTTGGTGTTGCGCGACCCATTAAGGCCGAGATGTCCATGGTTGGACAGCTGGTAGTTGTCAATAATGAAGTCCTGGTTAGCGTGTAACCACCGGTATTTCTTGTTTGGGTCGATCAGTTCTTGCCACAGGTTTTTGCGTTTCAGGTTTAATAGCTGCAGTTCATGCCCAAACTCAAAGTTAACGACGTCGTCCAGGTAACGGCATTCGTCGACGTACCGTTTTAGGAAACGTCCATGGTTGTCGTCTGTGAACACAATCTGGCAGTCTTTCGGCACCATACCTTCAATCCGGGACATCATTGCCTTGACCAGTTCGACTTCGGCTTTGATGCTCTTACCCCAGTCCGATTGCAAACGCTTAACCTTGTCAGGCATGTTCCGAATATGGTGAGTGTGCGAATAGCCGTCGCGAGCGTCCTCGACAATGATACGTTTAGGTTGCAACAACCCAAGAATTTCGCCGAGAACGCGCATCAAGTCTTCGTCATGGTGTCCAAAATGCAGGTCGCCGATTTTGACCCATTCAGGTCGCACAAATTTCGGCTTTTCACCGTACTGACGATACACGCCGAGGTCGTAAAATCCGCCTTCGTCGTCGAACTGGACTTGACGTACAAAAAATCGGTCCCCTTTAAGTTCGACAATCAAGCCGCCTACCTTATGAGCATGGCGTGCAAGGTGTCCAATACGGTTATCTTGATACATATCAGGGCCGTTTAAACAGCCCGTGGAGTGATGAAGGTAAGGCAGCAACTCGTTGCCTTGGTTGATAAACCGCATGTGCTGGCGCGGGTGAGCGACGATAAGCGACGAATCGGTCTTGATACCTTGCAGCCCTGTCAGCGGTTTGACTTGCTGCGGATTGATGCGCATGTCCACGGCCTGCAGGTGTTTGTTGAATGTCACGCCCGAAGTCATCCAATCGCGAAACGGTTTCAGGTGTGGGTCGTAGTAGTTCGGCTGCTTTTGACCCAGCTGCGTATGGGCAGTACCAGTAAGCAGAACAGGGCTGCAAAACCCCGCGTCAACCGTATCGCGCAACGTAAGAAATGCTTCATGATCGACGTGCCCAGCCATGCGCCCGCCAACCGCTTTGCCGAATTGCATGTGCGCGCCGATCGGATTGAGCGGCATGATGCCGGTCACAAAGTAGCGACCTTCTTTAATATTCAGCTTATCGGAACCGAAGGATTCACGGGTGAAGTCGGCGAAAGGTACTTCAGAGCCAGATAGGTCCTTGCTCTTGTACCTACCCCACAAGATACGCACAGCGTCGGCGCTTTTTTTGGTCTTGAATTCCTTGTTGAAGGCTTTGGCGAGGCTGGACCAGTCGCCCGAATGGTAGTGTTTGCGTAACCAGTTAAGCTGGTCTTCTGTCAGTTTTTCATTTGCCATTATTTAATCCCCATCAGGATTTCAAAAGCGGTTTTCGCTTGCTGCGGAACCACTGCATTCCCAAGTCGTTTAAGGCGGTCCACTCGCTGGGTAACCCCCATCAGCCACTCGACCCACGTTGGGTTCGCTGGCCCACCAAGCTGCTGCGATAGATTCCCTGGTCTTGTCTTTGTATTGTTTTTGGGGTTTGGGCTGGCTTTCATTCTCTTCAAGTAAGTTTGGTAGCTCTCTTCTATCACAGCCGCTCTTGGTGTTAGCCAGTAGAAACCACCTTTCACGGATTTGCGTGGCACCAACGTCTGCAGCGGAAAGCATAGTCCATCGACAGTCATACCCTGCTTCGGTAAGTTCTTCGACAACTTGGTCCAATCCCCGTGTTCGGATTGTTGGGACGTTTTCAAGGAATAGGAAAGTGGGCTGGACTTCTTTGGCCAAGCGCACGACTTCATAAAAAAGTCCTGAACGCTGTCCTTCCAATCCTGCACCCTTGCCTGCAACGCTAATGTCCTGGCATGGGAACCCGGCAATGATGATGTCCACTTTATCCCTGAGTACATATCCATCCAGCCGAGTAACATCTGTGCAGATTGGTGCGGCTGGAAGCTCTCCATCTGACATTCTGGAAAGAAGCACGGCTTGAGCATGTCTGTCTGCTTCACAGTAAGCAACGGTTCGGATGTAGTCTTTGAGTCCAATGGAGTTGCCTCCAATGCCGCTAAATAAATCCAAAGCATATAGCACAACCTCACCTCGTTACGTATTTCACAGCCTCAACAAAGCTGCGTGGAATTTGTGTCTTGTGTGTTTGAATCAGACGCATGATACGGGCGTCGCCAATGACAGTTGTTGACCTGTCGTCAGCACCGCGAGTCGTGCGACCAGCTGCCTGTATCGTGTTCACCAGTGTATCGAGTTCGTAGTCAGCGCGACCCATGGGCAATGCCATGCGAGCCGCCACAATCGGAGCGCCGATATTCGCAAAAGGCAAAATTGGTATAAGGTTGGTTTCACCTTGCTTACCGGGCAAGTCGATACCTTCAGCACAGCCAGGAGCCAGCCACATTCCGCCCTCGGCCTTGAACCGAGCCATGACCGCGTCCTTAGTCTCGGCAGTATGGGTCAGAGCGTGCGGAAAGAACCGCGTCAGCGCCTTAGCCATAGAATAGGTAACGTGGACGATTGTGTTACCGGGGTGTTGGCTCATTTGCTGCTTTATCCAAGCGGCTACTTCGGAAGGGTCGGACTTAGCGGTCAGGCCAGCGGGCTTCACGTAAACTGGCCTGTTTTCAACCGGGATAGGGCTGTCGAGTTCCTTGTATTCGAAGTCATCCGTCCCGAATATCTTGCGTGCCCAGCGCTGGGGTAGGGTAGCTGACGTGATAATCAGGTCTTCATAGGGACCTAAAACCTCATTCACGATACCCCGAGGCACCTCTACCGGGCTGATCTTGAGGTAGGTTTCCAGGCCATTTTTCAGCTGCCTTTCCTCATACCAAAACACGAAATTTGCAGGGTTGGTGAGCATTCGGTCGCGCAACACTGAAATCGACGTGCAGCGCTTAGCCGCCTGCATAGCTTTCTTGAGGTTATCTTGTGCTCGGTAGGTTTTCGCCAAGTCCGCATACTGAATTGCGACTTTCGTCAGCCAATCGGCCACAGTCTTCACGCTGTCCATTTTTTCAGGGAACTTGTAGCGCGAGTGTGAGAACTCGTCAGAGCAGGCCAGTTCCAGCAGCGAGAAGAGCCGGTGACACTCGTCAATCAAGACTGTGGGGTACGGCTTGTGCGGCGCTTGTTTCGAGTAGAACAGAGCCAGTGGGTTGACTATCGACGGCTCAGCGTCAATCACCTTCTGCCGACACTTCGAGTACCGGCAATCACCACAAGACTTGTTGTCATTGACAGAGCGAACCGTCTCGCAGTCTTCGCCCCACTCTTCACAGTGGTAGTTAGAAAGACCTTTGAGCAAGTTCACTTCCGGGTAGTCGCGCTCAAGCTGATCAGCGAGCACGTTCACAGGCGGTACGATTACGCCGCCGAACTCTTTTTGGTAGGCGCGCATGACTGCGGACTTTCCCATGCCGACTGGACCCACAAGAGCCTTGCGCTTCTTTTCGCGTTTAGCTTCAAGCCAAGCGAGCGCTTCGGATTGGATAGGGCGTGGGATGCGAGACGAGCCGTCGAAATTTTCAAACATCGTGTTTACCTTTCCAAAGATGTCCTACGTAGGCTTTGGAAAGCCTGAATTTCTTAGCAGCTGCGGCATGCGACATAGTACCTTTAGCGGACACGACCTCGGCAAGCAGCGCTTTTGAAAATTTTGTTTGTTGTAAGTTGTTGGCGTAAGAGTGAGCAGTGTTTTCCTTGCTTGTACAGTACTCAAGGTTTTCAAGCCTGTTGTCGGTCTTAACGCCGTTTTTGTGGTTTACTTCAAGACTTGAGTGTCCGACAAACGCCAAAAGCACTAGACGATGAACAGACAGTTTGAACACCTTGCCCGACGCACACAGATCAACTCGCAGATAGCCTGAGCCTTGTTGTACGAAAGGTTTTAACACCTTCCACTTGCCTTTGTGAGTTGATACTACGACGCCTTGATCATCTATTAAGTATCTTGCATAGCCAGGGATCTGAACAAACATAAGTCTACCCTTTGTATGCTTGGGTTACTGCCGTTGTGACTTCTGATTCTGTCTTTGGCTCTTCCCAACTATCGTTTACTGCCGTAAGTAGTTCCATAGCCGTGTCGATGCTTATTCCAGCTTCAGCGAAACAGCGAGCGCACAGCCAGATTCTGTTATGACGCTGCCCTTGTCGCGGCTGTCTGACAGAGAGATCTTGCAAATGAGAAACGGCTTCTTGTAGCATAGTAACGTCACTACCTTGATGAAATGAGGCGGGCGGTTTCTCTTTCAATTCGATCACGGCGTTATCCCCTTCCCAAATTTCTATCAAACGTTTTTTACGTTTGGTTTTATTGTGTAATCTGCCGGGCAAAGAGATTAGGCTGGACGCGCGATAAAGCGTGTCGTCGAACTTGAGCCCAGCAGCTAGCTGCTCGACAAAGCGGGCGTGAGAGTACGGCAAGCGTTTGTCACAAATAAGAGGATGAGACAACACAAGATGATAGCCCTTGCCGCCGCTTGACCACACCTCGCAACGCAGACCACGTTCAAGAATTCGGTCAAGCAGTATCGGCAAAGTCTTGTCGCCATCGTCCAGGTCGATTGTCAGAGTGTCTGCGCACGGCGTGTAATAGGCTAAACCTTGGCTGGTGCCGGTAGCGCGTATAGCAGCGGCGTCTGTCTCGGAGAATGCATAGACCGTGCGAAAACCTGCGTTACGGTGAGAAACCGAGGTAGCTAAGACCTCGGCAGATACCATGTTTCCGGCTCGCTTGTTTGGCTGCTTGACCCATTCCCAAAACAGCCGCATGCTAACCCCTTAATCGTCAAAAGAAGCCTTCTTTTTCACCTTGAAGGGCTCTTTCGCCGGGAAAATTTTGATTGCTTTAAGGAAGGTGTTTTTCATGTCCACGTCGCGACCGCAGGCGATTGCCAAGCCCTCGGCTGCGTTCTTGTCTGAGAACTTGTTTTCTTGCTCAACACCTTCAAGAAACAGCTTCACAAGTGAGCCGTTCTTGTCTTTAATCGCGAACTCGTCAGGACCGATATAGGCCACATGGTCGGCTTCGTAACCCGGCTGCAGGTCAATGACAGCGCCCACAAGAGCTTCAGGTTTTGAGAAGAGCGCGCCTACCGTTTCGGCTACAGTGGACGGCAGCAAGGTGTGACCCAGGCCAGCAATGAAGTCCTGCGCGTTACGGAAGACGAATGGGGTAGGACCCTTCTTGCCGATGTAGGTGACAGTTTTACGGCGCGGCACCAGAAGGTAATGGCTGATTGCCATTTTCTTTTTACCCTTGTCGTCAACAAAGATGATCTTGGTTTTGCCGTCTTTCTCTTCAGTCGCAGGCTTCCATTCTGGCAACCCAAGGTAAAGCTTAAAGGCCAACCAGTTGTCGTCAGACTCGCTGACGCCGCGTGGCTCAACAGCAAGAATCGTCAGCTGCTGACGCTTGTAAGGCTCAATGGAAGGCGTGGACGCGACGGCTTCTTTGAGTTCGGCGTCGGTCATGTTACCTTCTACTTCCTTGTCGAACTCAAACAGGTCTTTGCTAAAATTTTCCATTAACAGTTCCTTTCAGTTTGATCATTTTCGCGGGCGTCGACTTCGCATTCGCAAGAGCCGACGGAACTTCTGCTTTGAATTCGTCTTGGTTGATTTCCCCGGCGTCGTACCGGTCGCAGGTAGCGGCTAACGGACAGTATTTGCACGGTCCCATAAACCCGCGTGGAATAGGTCGGTCGGGCATCACGTCGCTGACCAGTGCCGTAGCAAGACCCGCAGCCGAGAGCATCAGCGAATCGACGTTGAAACCGGTATATACCGCGCCAGCCAGAACGTCGCCGCCGTCGGTAATTGAAATGTCCACCGTCTCAAGCTGGGTGCGAACCAGCAGACCGCCCTGGTTCTCTTGGATACGACCATACACAAGACGACCGCGCTGTACCTGTTCCTGTGCCATGTAAAAGGCCAGCTGGTAGGTATGGTCAATCTTGGGTAGGTCTTTCAGATAAAGCGGCTTGAGCGACGACTTGCACTCGTCGACGGAGTCGGGTAAACGGAAGTCCATTCGCCCGCTGATAGTGAAAGTGTCCGTCTCAATTTGGAACGCTTTTTCACGTTCAAACGAAACACCTTGATTCTCAAGCTCTCGCTGGTGGAAGTGTTCATGCATCGCACCCGTTAACCCGTACAGCGGGTCAATCTGTGAGCGGCGGTCTTGGGTGTGTTTGATGAAGCGCCAGCAGTGCCCGTTAAAAGAGGCGGCATTTGCACCGCCTTCGGTCCAGGTCAAAGACGAGGGCGATATTCTTACCATTTGCCCTCGCCTAACTTGTCGTTTCGCTCTTTGAGCATACCGAGCGCAAGACACGCATAACCGATGACGTCGAGCCATGCGTCTTCGAAGCTTTCGTTCTCAAGCTTGCCGGCCTGTAGGAAGCTTTCGATACGCGCGACCTTATCCAAGAATCGCACAGCCAGACCGCTGATAGGGTGAACACCTACTTGTGTAGCTCGGCGAAAGTTGGCGAAAGGGTCGTCACCTGAGCCTGTGTAGTCCGCGTTTTTACGCTTGATGAGAGCAAGCATTTCCGAAAACGTACCTTCAACAAACTTTGCATACTGTGCTTTGGTCATGTTTTCCATTTGTACCCCGTTGCCTGAGATTTGTTTGTGTGCAAAATGGGAAGGTGTTTGCTCAGGTGTTGGCGTGCCCGGTTCCCACAGCTTCAGTTCACTGTAATCGTACAGTCCGTAGTCTTTCTCGCCGAATTTGATTTCGCAATCGCACCTCCCTACTTCACCTGAGTTACGGTCAGCTTCGACAATGGTACCGACCTCACCTGAGCGGAAAGCCGGTTCAAGGATTAGAACTACATCACCTACTTTAAATCCCATGTTTCTCTCTCCTTTCACGTCGCTTAGCTCGCTTTTCTTCAGCCTTGTGAATCTTGATTGCTTGCGCTTCAGGGCTGTACTTTTTGAAGTTGTCAGGTTCGGTCATGAACGCTGGACGAGGCGCGATAGTCAGCTGTCTGAACATGCGAAAAATTGATTTGATAACGCTCATTTCTTCACCTCCGATAGTTGAACGTCTTTCAGGTAGCGGAAAATAAGACCGTATCGGTTGATTGAGGCTTCGTCGTAGCCATTACTGACTCCGATCTGGCGGTAATTTTCCAACCAGTGATCCAGAGAATAACGCTGGCATCCAACACGGACCATGCTGCCGTCTTTGTATTTGTCGCTGAAATGCGCGGTAACAGTGTGACGACCAAGATTGAACTGGAAGAGGTTCGCGTCCACGAGGTTCGCGTCCACGAGGTTCGCGCCCACGAGGTTCGCGTCCACGAGGTTCGCGTCCACGAGGTTCGCGCGTTTGAGGTTCGCGTCCGCGAGGCCCGCACGTTCGAGGTTCGCGCCATAGAGGTTCGCGCCATAGAGGTTCGCGTCCACGAGGTTCGCGCGTTCGAGGTTCGCGCGTTCGAGGTTCGCGCCCACGAGGTTCGCGCCATAGAGGTTCGCGCCATAGAGGTTCGCGCCATAGAGGTTCGCGCGTTCGAGGTTCGCGCCATAGAGGTTCGCGCCATAGAGGTTCGCGCGTTCGAGGTTCGCGCCATAGAGGTTCGCGTCCGCGAGGTTCGCGCGTTTGAGGTTCGCGTCCACGAGGTTCGCGCGTTCGAGGTTCGCACGTTGACCTTGTTGGTAGTTCGACTCCAACCAAACACGGTGCAGGGTTAGAATTTCCTGCAGTTGAGTTACGGTTAATTCTCTCATATTAGATACCTCCTATAAGGCCATCAAAGGCGCTTTCTTCGTCATCCTTTTCGTTCAGCGTCTTAGCAAGGTCGAGCAGCGCCTGGACACATTCCAGCCTTTGGTCGACCGGGAATTGGTCACACACGGTAATGTCAACACCGACCACAACCTTGATAGTCGCCTCGCCTTGTACGGTGTGTGTAGACGACTTCGGACCACACGCCACAAGACTTAGGAACAGTGCGCAGAGTACGGTTATCATGATGAAAGTTGAGAACACGTTGACAGCTGTCTGCAAGGTAAAACCCGCTTGCTGACAAATCCAAACGATAAAGCCGAACAAGATACCAACAAAAAGAAGAATTTGTATTGCTGTCATCACTGGCGTGCTCCCACGTTAGGTTTAGAATAGGTGGTCATAGCAGTGCTGCGACGTGTGTCAGGTACTTCCGGTCTTTCCAAAGGTTCTTCGTAAGTAGCCTTGGCCGTCCCGTTCACTAACCTGAACCAAACGATTCGATTCTGTGTCGGGATCACAGCGCGAGCAAACTTGACGTTGGACGACTCGTGAAACATCTCTGTCAAGAAACTTTTCAGCAGGCGTCCTGATTCGGTGTACCAAGCGTTACCTTCGCGATAAATCTTGACATCAAACAGCGAGCCGCCGTTGGCCTCGCAGCAGTAAAGCCTACCGTTGGTTCGTCCGGGTCGTGTTCCGCGTTCTGTCATACCGTCCTCCGCGATTCGAGTGTGGCTGTGTCGCCGTTATAAGGGTTGGTGTAGGTGTTACCGTCTTGCATCCAATAACCGTGAGCTACGAGCCATGTACGCGCCTGGAACCGGTACGTAAACGTCTTGGCTTCGAGCTTGACCGGAACCACACCATGAGCACCGACAAGATGCGTTTGAATGTATACGTAGGTCATGCTGCAAACTCCCGGTTAAGGTTGTCGATTACGTCGATCAAAGTGTCCTCAGGGCTGACAGATTCGAGCGAGTAGTCTTGCTCCGTGTATGCGAACTTCAATTTACGCTTGCGAGACATGTTAGGCTCTTGCCGTTGAACGCTGTTCTTGTTGTAGGTAGCTTCCGAGTTGATGTCGTCAAAGACTTCATCAGAGCCACACACAAGACGTAAACATTCAGAGTTGTTTGCGTGGTAGCCTTGTACGAAACATACGAGCCATAACAGGTCCTTGTACGAAAGCTTGTTAAGCACTGGCTCGAATTCTGCGTAAAGCTCTGCCATACGGCCTTTATATTGGCTGTTCATATTTGCTCCGTCGTGTTTTTGTGTTTCTAAACCTTAGTACTTATTTTCGAGGTAGGTCCGCTCAACTTTTTCCGCCAACCCAAGCTTCCCAATAATCACCGCAGCATTGCGCGTACGGCCAATCAGACAAGAGTTCTTCGACAGTCTCATATTCTTCAAGCCCTACCTGTCCACCATCGCGATCAGTTAAAGCTAAGATGATCATATGGTGTACCTCACTGCGCAGGACACAGCTGCTGCGTGGCTCATAAACGACCGCTGCTCGGTGTCAGAGATAAGGACAACCCAGACTTCGATACCCTTGATTGATGTTTGGATGATGATCATTGCGGACCCCGTTATTTAGTTTTTGTTGAACGCTTGTTCTAAAAGACTTAACGGGGGTTCGTGAGCACGACCTTACACACGGCTGTACACACTTATTTCGACTAGACAAATAGCGGGCGTTAAAGAAAAATATTTGTGTGTAAGACTGTACGCATGAGGTTGGAATGAGCAATCCTGACGAGTTGAAAGATCTTGAGGCTGATTTAGAGGGTAAAAAAGCGGCAGTGTCTCGGGAGCGGACGAATGTCTTGCTGTCCGCAGAACTGAAAGAAAAGATTAAAACCGTCTATCCTGACCGTAGCTTAGGCTCTGTTCTGGAAGAAGGAGCCATAATCAAATTGCGGAAAGACGGTCACATCCCTGAAAAGCCCGCCAAAGCAGAGCCCGCCCAGATGGAATCTTACGTCAAGGCTAAAAAGGTTGAAAAAGTAGCAATTGATGAAATAAAAGACAGAGTAGAGAAGTCAGCACCTAAGAAACCTCAGAGGTAGCTTTGTCTTCATTGAAAATGTTCCAATCCTTGCGGCGTTTCTTAGCAAGCTCAAGGTAGGCTGCGTATGCCTTGGTTTTAGTAGGCGAGAAACCAAGCCAGCGACACCAGAAATCGCCTCGCAGAATAGTTTTCGCCAGCCTGCACCATGACGGCGCGAGGTCACGCGATTCCATGATGTCGTCAGCCTTGTCCGGGATGTCGTCTGGGTATCCCCGGTCCTGCCACCATTTGATATAGATAGCAAACTTCGCCTTGTAATGCTCCGCTGTGCGCGGCGGCATCGTATCCAACAAGAAATGGGTAAACTGTTTCCAGGTATAGCCCTCGGGTAACTTCAGCTTGCCGTTACCGTTGATCAAACCCTTTTCCTTGCCATATAACCCGGACGTATTCACTCCGCTGATACGCGCCGTAAGCTTCGCCCACGTCTCAGGCTCAACAACCTGATAAAGCCACAGACTACGTTTTTGGGTATCGCCAAACGGTTCGTCAACGCGCATCATGCTTACGGTTAGACCGCTTTGATACATGAGGTCGTACAGGTGATTGTACTTGGTCTTCATTTTCTGGTTGTAAGTCCAGATATCGTTCACGGTCCAATCGTAAATAGGGTAGGCATTGAACGAATGCTCAGATACCTGCGTGGTCCATTTCTGGTCAAGGTAGTTCACCTTGTTTCTGGCGATAGCGCGAAACCGATTCAGCGACTCCTGCGTTCTGATGCCTACAAAGCAGACAGAGGTTTCGCCTTGACTGTACCATTTCGAAAACTCGGGCGCGAACTCTTCAAAGGTGATGCCAGGGTAGTAGAACGGCAACGTCTCGACAGGGTAAGCCATGGCAGGTTTGTCACGCACCCATAGCTCACGCTTCGTTTCATCCCATGCTGTAAACTCTGGCTCGAATACAGAACTGCTGTTGTCAGTCTTAACCTGTCCGCATATCCAGTACGGTACCACGACGTCCTTGTACTGCTCCAGCATCTCTTGGATGTGGTCAACGGTCAGCTTGAACTGGCACTCCCAGTCAATAAACAGAATACCGATTTTACGATTCTGGCGACGCGCTTCGTCACACACAAGGTGCATCATAACTGACGAATCTTTACCGCCTGAGAATGAGAGGTAAATATGCTTCGTAGTCGAGAAAATAAGGGCGATACGGGTCTGGGCTGCTTCGAGGACATTACACGGCAGTGGACGTTTTGCCATTTTCGATCTCCTCCCTCACGCGGTCTGCTACGTCGCAGGCCAGCTTTTGTTCTTGTGGTGTGAGCAGTCCGTAGGCGGCGCGTGCCGTTGCATCGTTACCGCCGACACCGAGCCTGTTGGCGATAGCGCCGAGCCACGCTTGATGATTCATACGGGACTTGATCACGTAAGCCCAACGCTTCGGACAGCGCTGCGCACCTTCGAGCATGAACACGTAAAGCCTGTCCAGGTCACGCAAGAGTTCGGCACCGGCGAGCAGCTTATCCTTTTCAATCTTGTCACCGTACATACCAAGTTGGTAGTCCTCCCACTCGGTGTAAGGCGGCGGCGGGTTCTTGGGTTTTGCTTTCCAGTTACGCTCAAAGCCCAAACGCATGTTACACCTCATCCGCAATGACTGATTCTTCGTCTATAGTTTCGGCGAACTCAGGTTCCCAAGCCTGCGTGAACTCCGATTCCTCGAACAGCGCAACAAGACCGCCCACCTGTCCAAGCCTCAAGACTTCATCAGGTTCCATACCGAGGTTCTTTGCAATCTTTTCGTCTGACCAGCGACGACGCTTCAGGTCCAGTACGATTTCGGACATCGCCTGGATCTTGTGTTTGCCTCGGGCACGGTTGTGCCGAATCGTAGCGGCCATGCGATCACCTTTATCAAGGCGGTCCTCATTGATCACGACGACAGGCAAATAACCGTGAACACGCTCGGTAATGTCTGCGTATTCCTTACCCACGCGGTGCCGGTGATAACCGTCAACGACTTCGTGCTTATCCTCGTTGGTCCAGGTAACGATGGGTTGAGTGTAACCATCTTGTGCGATCGAAGTGTGGAGCAATTCCATTTCAGGCGGCGCAACGGCGTTCGGGTTGTAGTCATTGGCCTGGACGCGAGTGTTAGGAACCCATAGCACGCAATCTACTGGCTCACCTTTGAACGGCGACAGGCTGTGAAGGTGGAGCTTCAGCTGGTTAATGAGGTCGATCTTGGTAGCTGTGTCAGTGTCCAAAACTTGGGCGATCAGGGTCTTGATTTGGTCGAGCATAGTCGTCCTCCTTTTAACCCTGAGTACTTATTTTCGAGTTGGATTTTTGGTAAGAAAAGCTTCTTCGCTTCTAAATCAAACACTTACAAAAAAATTTCGATTTTTTTCGAAATCGTCACTCGAAAATAAGTACTGCTATATGAGGGCAGAATTCAGATTCCGCCTGTCAACACTTTAGACGCCCACGGCTGACGCTGAGTGCTCGGTGGGGTCCCTCGAAAAGAGGTTGGTTAAGATGCGAGGTAGGGGGTTACCCCAAGTGCGGAAGTTCGCTTCCTCAACTTGCTCTGATCATAGCGCGTGGCTTCGCTTCATAGCTCGCTCAACCGCAAAGCGTTAAGCAGCGGTGACAGCCGGGAAAGACCGGCACCCCAGCCCTTGGTATGCTCTCGGTTGTGAACGCAGCCGGGAGTTTTCTTTTCGCAGCAAATAGCTGGCATCAGCGCATGAGCGCATCAACGGGCAACCCCGTGCTTGCTTAATTCACGGTTTTCATTAACCTTTTAACAGTTTGGGGTCTGGGGTTTTAGCGGAGTCGCAGAGCGGAAGTCGTGAGGTAGAGCGTAGGTAAGTTATTAATATATATATATATATAATATTATAATATAAAGAGAGAGGGAGCGTGCGCCATGACCGCCGACGAAAAAAAGATCACCCCCAAGATTTCCAAAACTGAAACAGCAATAATACTGCGCCGCGTCGATCACTTGCTGTTCAGCGCCATCGAAGTCACGATTCAAGGCGGCAAGGTAATCGCGGAACGTGAGTTGACCCGCGCACCCGATTCGCTGTCCATGGCCAAAGCCAAGGCCGTTGAAGCCATGATGAGGAACGTACGATGATGAAGTTTCTGAAAGCAATAAAGCTGTTCGACCGTGACGGTACGCTGAGCCTGAGCAACATCCTGCTGGCAACTCTTGTGGTTAAGATCGCCCTCGCACCGACGCTCGATTGGGCTGTGACGTCAACTCTTGCCTTGGCGCTGCTGAACTACGCCGACAAACGGTACAAAGGCCACGCCGCGCAGAAAGCACACACACAAGAGTTGAATAATAATAATAAACTAGAAACCCGCGTCGACGAGCTGGCCCAACAAGTAAACATCGCGCTGATGAACCGCCACGGATAATGATTGCGCGGCGTTAACAGTTGCACCACAGTTCAGCCACTTACCTAAACCATTCAAATTATTAATATTAATAATAAAAGGTACCTCGCATGGCCTCGACGATACCTAATGCCCAGAACGGCAAAAAGAAGGGAAGTGTCGGCAAATTCAAGTCGATGCGACAGCAAATAGTCGAACGCAAACTCAGTCTGGTTGCCGAGGCTGTCGACCTGATGCGAAAGACCCGCGACGAACAGCTGAAGTTCGAAATCATTAAGTTCCTTGCTCAATACTCGCAAGCGATACCAACATCAAACCCAGAAGAGGAGGGCGCAAGTGTCTCAGACATCTCAGAACGTCAACTCCTCGCGATTGCCCAAGGAAATACCGCTTGCGCAACAGAACCTGACGCCGACACAACTGGCAGCGATTCGGATGTTGTTTGCGAAGGGGAATCTGACGCCGCTGATGCACTCGACGCAGAAACGAATGACGGAAGCCTGGAATAAGCGCCAAGGTAAAGAGTTCCTCGCGTTCTGTTCGCGTCAGCTGGGTAAAAGCTGGTGGGCTCTTGGCAAAGCGCTCGAAGCTGCGATGCAAGGTAAGCGCGTGCTGTACTTCGGACCCGTGAAAGAGAAACTCAAAGACATCGTCGCAGATAACCTTGACCCGATGCTGCAGTTCGCGCCTGAAGGTTTAGTCAAACGCGTGCGCAGCGAATACCGTTGGTACATCGGCAAAGGTGAACTGCGACTCTATTCACTCGAACGCGCACATGTCGATAGCGCTCGCGGAATCAACGGCGACCTGATTGTGATCGAAGAAATGTGCTTCGTGAAAAGCGAAGACACAAGATATGCCTACGAATCGGTGCTCGGCCCGATGAGACAGCGCGCTGATGCCGACGTCCTGATCGTAACGACGCCGAGCGCTGACGAAGAACACTACGTTCACACCACGATACTGCCGCGCTGCGTCGACCAAGGCGGGTTCGCCAATTACACAATCTACGACAACCCGTTCCTGACCTTCGACCGTATCGAACGCATCAAGGCCGAGACGACCGACGAAGCTTGGCGACGCGAATACCTCGCTGAGATATTCCGCAACAATGAATACATGGCCGTACCCGAATACAAGGACGCCGAGCATGAGTTTACGCCGCCTGAGTATGCGAACTGGATCACCTGTATCGACTTCGGCGGTAGCATGGACCCGCACGCTATTGCGTTGTGTTATATGGAGCCCAAGTCTGACTTGCTCCGTGTCTATAGCGAGGTTCTCTTACCCGTTAACACGTCGATCGCTGAGATTGTGGCGGCATGTAAAGAAATCGAGGCTTGCATACCTCGCTACGGCGAGGACGGCCACAACCCGTACGACGGGCGACAGTGGCTCGCAGGAGACGTAAAAGGCTCACACACAAGAATTGCCGATTGCCAAGGACAGGTCAGTATCGAACTGTCGCGACTCGGCTTCGATCATGCGACGCCCAGCAAAGGTCCAGGCTCATTCGATGCTCACCTGCAAGGTCTGCGTGTGGCATTCAAGAACGAGCGAATCACGGTCCACAAGAACTGCGTTGTCATGCGCGAACACCTGCGACGCGGTCGACTTAACAAACAGAAAACGGACTTCGACCGGCTCGAAGACGCGAAGGGCGCTAAGCATCACTGCGATATGATCGCGGCGCTGATGTACGGTTATCCGATTCGCAACACGCTGGACCCGACGCCGCCGACAGAGGGGCGAACGCTCGCGACGCATAGGATGCGCAAGCAGCAAATGGCGGCTATGGCTGAGATTAGCAAAATGTTTGAAATGTGAAGGAGCGGCAATGGCCGAGAAACGGACCGAAGTGCAGAAGTTTCGGAAGGAGATCGCGCCCGTCGCCTATACCGTGCTCAAAGGTCGCCTACTCGCGATTGACCCCGGCAGCAACATTCTTGGTTGGGCGCTGTTCGACAAAGGCAAGCTGATCGAATCGGGCGCGATCGCCGCGCACCCCAAGAATAAACCACACAAGAGAATCATCAGCATTATGCACGACCTCAAAGAGGCCACGGCTAAGGCGTGTGATGTCTTGTGTGTCGAGCAAATGTTCAAGTTCAACCCGTCGCTCATATGGTCGGTCGGCGCGGTTATCGAGGCCAAACAGCCTGAGCTGTTCGTCGAGATACCAACAAGAATCTGGCAGGCGAAACTGCCTAACGACTACACGAAGTCCGACGAACGCGACGCAATCGAAATCGGCAAAGCGCTCATCTATCACTGCGGGCGGCTTTGATGCTTAACACAATTCTTGTCGTCTGCGTCGTGGTCCTGGTGGACGCATGGCTCGACCTACTTAAGGACATAATTAATGGACGCTAAGACATACAACCCCAAAAGCTATTGGGCGCTTGCTCCGTCATCCAAGATCGCCAGCGAAATTGATACGAAGTTTTCGCAATACCACCGCTGGCTCGATTCGAGCGGGTACGGCGCAATCATACAAGAATTGTACAACGCCTTTTACACCTTTGATGAAGGCGGCTTCGGCATCACGCTGAGCAAAAATAAGTCAAAAGCCAAGATCAAGGTAAACCACTTCAAGAACCTTTTGGAGCGGTTGCACTCGCTGACGACCCAGGCTAAGCTTTCATATGTGCCACGCGCAATCAACTCCGACGCTGAGAGCCAGACCCAGGCCGACCTGTGCCGTGGGCTGCTCGACTACTTTGGCGACGAAAAAGACCTGAACGCGACAATGTCCGAGCAAGTCTTGGCTGCGCTCGTGAAGCTTGAGGCGTATGTGTATGCGCCGTGGGATTTTGAAGCTGGCGAGGAAATTGGCAGCGACCCGGAGAATCCGGACGCAGCGGCCAAACAAGGCGACCAGCGTTATGTGGTTATGGACGCGTTCGACGTTGCAAAACACGTCACACTCAAAACTTCGCCGTTCTATATCGTCCGCGAATACGTAAGCAGGTACGACGAAGCCGAGCGAATCAAAGCCAAGGCGATGCTCGACCCGACGCTAGGTGACCCCGACGAACTTTACGAAAAAGTGTTGCGGGCAGGTAAAGGTTACGACGGTACGAAAAACAATCGTCTCGCAACGCCGCTCGATAACAATAACGACGAAATGGGCGACACGGTCGAAAAGCTGACACTCTTGCACCGTCGCACAACGGTACTGCCCGAGGGTCGCTACACCGAAGTCATTGGCGACGTGGTCTTGGCTGACACGACGTTACCTTACAAGACCATGCCAATCGTCAGACTTACAACACGGCAAATTTTGAACACGGTAGGCGGCGACAGTCCGGCAACAAGCTTGCTCAGCATTCAGCAACCTATCGACGCTCTCTATAGCGCGGTCGTGACCAACAACCTGAACCACTCGGTCCAGAACATATGGTCGAAGACGCCGCTGCAAACCATACCGATTACCCAAGGCCAGAATAATGTTGTGTCGGCTGAAAAGCCCGAGGCACTGCAGCTGACCCAATCGGCGAAGGAAACTTACACGCTAATCGACACGCTGCAATCACAAGAACAGCTGATATCGGGTATCAATGCCACGGTACGCGGTAACCCCGAAGGTGCTGTGGACACTGCGGCTGGTCAGGCTTTGATGCTGGCTCAGGCCGTCCAGTTTGTTGACAGCTTGCAGCAAGCTTACGCACGCGCCGCAGCCGAACTCGCCACGATCACGATTCACAACATCCAGCGCTTCGGCTCGGATGAAATGATTGCGTACATCGGCGGTATCACCCGCGCGTCGTATGCAAAACGGTTCAAAGCATCCGACCTTGAATCAATCAACCGCGTCTCGGTCGACATCGGTAACCCGCTGACCCAGAACATCAGCGGTCGATACACCATTCTGAGCGACATGATTAAGATGGGCGCAGTAAAGGACCCGGCAAAGATTGCAGAATTCTTGCGAACCGGGCAGATGGACAGTCTGACCGAAGACCAGTTCAAGGACAGCGTTACGATTCGCCAGGAAAACGAAAAGCTTCGCAAAGGTGAGCCGGTGACCGTGGTCCTTACCGACCTTCACCCGAACCATATCCTCCAGCATCGCGAGGTGTTCAACGACCCTGAGATGCGCGACAACCCGCAGCTGATGCAGGCCGCGCTCGCTCACATTCAAGAGCACCTGAATCAGTACAAAACGATCGACCCGGACATGGCTGCAATCCTTGGGATTCCGCCGTTACCGTCGCAGCAAATGATGATGGGACCGCCGCCCGGAGCGCCGCCGCCTGAAGGTGGACCGGCACCGGAACCGTTGCCAGAGGATCAACTACCAACCGGCGTCGACGCACCGAATCTGCCGCCCGAAACACCGCCCGAAACACAAGAATCGTATGACCAGTATCTTGCGAACGCGCAAGGTCCGGTTCCCGAAAACCCAGACTTTCCAGGAGAGAGATAATGTCAGACGCAGCCGCACCAGCGCCTAGCTCCACACCAGTAGAATCGAGCAACGTCGCTCCCAGCGCCGAACCAAAGTCCGAACCAGCCCGCCAGCTGATCGACCTCGGCGACGAAAAAATGGACCTTGAAGCCCTGAAGCGCGAACGCAAGAAATGGCAAGAGGCCGACAAACGGTTTCGCGAAGTCGCCAAGGAACGCGAATCGATTGCCCAGTTCCGCAAACGGCTCGCAGACGACCCCGAATCGGTCCTGGCAGAGATGCCCGAACTCGGCTCAAAGAAGTACGAGATCGCCCAGAAATGGCTGCTCGAACACATGGACCAAGAGGCTGGCCGTCCGCCTGACCCGCGTGACGACGAGATTCGAAAGCTGAAACGCGCCCTCCAAGAGCGCCAAGAGCGCGAGGAGCAGGAACGCCAGACCCAGGAGCAGCGCGAGTTCCAGGCTGCTGTCGAGGACCGCAAGAACGTCCTAGGTGCGACGCTGGCTAAGGCGATCGAACTCACGCCGTTCGCAAAGGTACCCGAACTCCAGGCCGAAGCGATTCGCGAAATGGCGAGCTATATGCGGATGCTGAAACAAGCCGGGTATGAGGCAAGTCCCGAGGAAATCGCCGACCACGTCAAGAACCAGCGCCTAAAAGCGTTCCAACTCTTGGTGTCGCATCTTGATGGTGAAGGTATTTTGGAAGTGCTCGGGCAGGATTTAGCTAAGAAGGTTCAGCGCGCTCACTTGGCTAAAATTCGGACCCAACGTCAGGCACCACCACCAAAGATCGATGAAAGTTGGCAGCCTGATAACAGTAACGCAGCAAAACGCGAATTCGCTGATCCATTTAGTCTGAGACGCAGATAATCGTTATCTCCAGGATTGTTCGAACTCAGTGTCGGGCAGGTTTTTAGCGGCTTCAAGCAGTTCGTGAAGCTTAAGCTTGCGGTTTTTCTTGGCTAGCCGAGAAAGTTTGAGCGAATGCTCTTTCGTCTCGACTAAAACTCGCTCAGTCAAGACTATGTCACCGTCCTTGATGCTCGTAGTAGCTATCTTGCCGTCGCGATGCTGGCGAATTTTACGCTCAAAGTCATGCTCGCTCACCGAGCCGATATATTGCCAGTTTGAGCCATCGTTAGAGCGCAGTCGATACACAACAAACATAGCGACCTCCCCTTATATTAAGTCTGCGATAGTGCGATGAAACCGTACGTACTCCGCGTACCCTCGTTGCGCCTTTCCACGAGGTCAGGCTCCAGTTAGAAGCGTATCGGCACTAACTTTAATTTATTTGTAAAAGAAATCTTACTTTTTTCAACTCGGCAACACTCCTACCCATTTCAGGGATGCTGCGCCGCACTTTTGCGGGCACCTACCCCTATCTGGATGCTGTGGCGGCCTGCTCTGTCCTCGTACCAAACAAAAAACACACTAAAGGACTTTTCAAATGTCAGTTAACACGACCAGTACCCTCGTAAACCGCCTCAAGAAAAAATACAACAAAGAGACTTCCCAACTCGTTCCAGTACCGGCAGACCTGCAGCGCCGTTTGCCTTTCAAAGCCGAAATGGGTGGCGGTGAGCAAACGGAATTCGACGTCCAGTTGTCCCTCGAACTCGGCTTTACGCAGGGCGAAGGCGTATTGAACGGCGCTATCGCACAGACCAACGCTAAGGCAATCGTGTCGGCCTATAACCTGACCCTTCAGTCTCAGGTATCGTACTCGCTGATCGCACGCGCCCAGAAAGAAGACCAAGCGTTTAACCGCTTCGGGGACAGCAAGTTTATCCCTATGGTCGACAGCTTCCGCATGCGCGAGGAGTTCTTGGCTCTCCAAGGTCGTCGAGGTATCGGTGTTGTCGAAAGTATCGACACCGGGGTTATCACCATTACCGAAGCGTCTTGGAACGCTACCCTGATGTGCTCCATCAAAGGCGCAATCCTGGAAGCTTGGACCGCTGTAGACGGCTCGACCCAGCACAACGGTGACCTGACCGTTTCCGCTATCGGCGTCACAGCCCGCACGGTAACTGTTACAGGAACTTCGTCTTCCGTGGCTCCTGGCGACGTTCTGTTTTTCAAAGGCGACCACAACACAGGCCGTATTGGTCTGATGCATATCGCTAAGAATACCGGTACGCTGTTCAACATCGACGCCGCCGCTAACCCGCTCTGGAAGGCTAACGCCTACAACGCCGGGACCTCCGCCCTGACGCTCGGCAAGATTTTGGCCGCTGCCGGTATGTCAGCTGAAAAAGGCTGCGTCGGTAAGAAACTCGTTTGCTACGTTCCAGTGCAAACTTTCCAAACTCTTGTGAGTGACGAGGCTGCCCTCGTTCAGTACAAGGCGGGCGTGTCCACTGCTGAACGCGGCTTTGACACTATCAAATTCCTTGGCGCTAACGGCCAAATCGAGGTTGTGCCGCACCTGTATACGCGTGACGGCGAAGCTGTGTTGTGGCCTGAAGAGTTTACCTACATCATCGGTAGCCAGGAAGCCACAACCCAGCTGGCCAAAGACGGCGACATGATCTTCGACCTCGAAGGTTACAACTATAAAGAAATGCGCATGTTCTCCGACAGCTGCGGCGTGTTCTGCGAGCGTCCAGGTTGGATCACTCTGATCACCCGCTCCGACAGCAAAGCGCTGCACGCTTAATCGTCTCTCTCTCATTTAGTAAGGCTGGACTGCTTTCGTGGTCCGGCCTTTTTACGCCAAGCAATAAGGATAAACTAAGCAATGGCAACTATCGTTTACACAATCACGACTTCAAAAGACGCGGCTTCCTTCGCAAAAACTAGTCAGCCGCATATGAACATGAACAAAGCTATCAACCTGTTTTCCGGTCTGAATTCCGGCGCTAACCTTGGTTCGATAGATATCCAGTACTCCACAAGCAATCCGGTAGCCGCCTCAGGCACGCTTACAGTAACAAGCGCCGTCGCTACCGATGCCGTGACAATCGGTGCTGTGACACTGACCGCTTCGTCCACTCCTGCAAACGAAAACCAGTGGGAAATAGACGGCGCTAGCGATACCGCTGATGCCGCTTCGCTTGCAGCCTCTATCAACGCGCACAGCGTCCTGTCCAAGGTCGTGTCAGCTTCCAGCGCATCTAATGTTGTAACCATCAGCGCTCTGCAAAAGGGAGTCGTCGGCAACCAAATTCCTATCAGTTCTGCGGATGCCACAATCGTAGCCTCGGCAGCTTTCTTGGCTGGCGGTACTGGCGGCGCAACCAGCGCGGCCGAAACTTTCGGGCGGTGATTCAATGAATAAACTCATAGTAACTCAGATAGCCAACGCGACCAACTTGACCGCGACGACCGCTTATTCGTTCACAGCGGACTTCAACAAAGCAGAAACGATTCAGTTCGTCTACACGTCCACCACTGCCAGTTTTAGTATCGCGGTTGAACACTCGCTAGACGGCATTAACTGGATAGTCGAAGGGTCTGCTACGACTGTAACAGACGCTAGCGGCACAGCGTACGTCCACCTTAAAGAGAAAGACGCTCTTTACTGGCGCGTTAACGCAACAAGAACATCCGGGACGTTGACGACTTTCAAAGCCTACGTAGCCTACACCAAACGCTGAGGTAACTAAAATGTCCACCCCGGTAAACTTTAACGGTCAGCCTTTCAGCGTACCGGCAAGCGGTGAGCGGAAATGGGGTACTCAAACGAGTAACCTTTTGATCGCCCTGGCTAACAACGCTCTGTCTAAGGCTGGCGGTAACTTCACCCTGACTGCTGACACAAATTTCGGTGCGACTTACGGGCTTATTGTGAAATACCTTAAGTCCGCGTCCTCGAATATTTCGACGACGGGTGTTGTACGCCTCGCAAATAACGAAGGCCTCGGCTTCCGCAACGCGGCGAACAGCGCAGACAAGATATTTAAACTTGATAGCGATGACAAGTGGACCTTCGGCGCAGTCGGTTTGAGCGAGACGGCGCTTAGCTATCTTGATGCGACGTCATCTATTCAAACACAGCTGGACGGTAAGCAGGCCTCTGGCAGTTATGCGACGACTACCGACTTGTCGAATCATGAGGCCGACACCTCAACCCACGGTGTTGCAACTGTCGCTGGTCTGACCGAAACACAGACATTTACTAACAAAACACTCGACAATCCGGTCATCGACAACGCCGCTACATTTAACCAAGAAACTACCCCAGCCGCACCTACGAGCGGTAAGAATAAGATTTACCCTAAATCTGATGATAAGTGGTACGTGCAGTCCAGCGGCTCCACAGAAAAACAACTTGCCACCACAGACGAAGCATTTTCTAATCCGATGACTACTTCTGGGGATATTGTTTACGGCGGGGTCTCGGGCGCAGCTACGAGACTTGCAGCTAATAGTACAGCGACCAAAAAATGGCTGCGAAGTTTAAGCTCAGGCACACCAACCTGGGAAGAGGTTGATATAGTCAAAGGCGTAACTGACGCGAGTGACGCCGCTTCAGGCTATGTCGGGCAGTTCACATCGCTTGCAGACACTACTTTTAGAAACATGTCAGGTACAGGCGCTTGGTACGCTATATCTTATGTGGACATACCGGCAGGTGATTGGGACCTATATGCGCACGGCATCTGTCGAAAAAACGGTGCAACACATAATGACGATATTGAAGCCTGTATCGGCTCAACGTCGGCTGCAAATACCGGCTGCACTTTCGGTGTAGATTGGGTTGCAACTAGCCCGCCTACCTTCGCACATTCCACGATCACCTTGACTAAACGTGTAAACATTACAGGTTCAACTGTCAGATATTACATTAACGTGCGCGCTTACTACTCGGCGGGCACACCACAATTCATTGGTTACATATACGCTCGACGACGCAGGTAACCCCCAACACCGCGCCCGGCTTCGGCTGGGCTTCCGGCGCTGGGAGGTGCCGTGCTATGAATGAAAAACTCGACAAGATTCTGTCGGACTTAAGTGACCTCCGTACAGAACAGGCCGTTACTAACGAACGCCTGAAGCATTATAACGGCTCACTTGATACACATATCAAACGCACCGAACTACTTGAAAAAGAAGTTCATGAGCTTTGGCGCTGGAAATGGTTTGTTGCTGGCGGCCTCGCTGTGATCACGTTCGCCGCGCAAATTTTCATCAAATTTATAGGAAAAATGTAATGGATAAGATGATTGGTTCGATTGACGACGATTTGCTGGCTCAGATCATCAAAGCCGCCGAATCGAAAATGAGCCAGCCTTTCGCCAAGAAGAAAATCGAGGTTGAAAGTGCCGAAGACGAAGCCGACGAAGCGCCTACACAAGATCCGATGGAAGACGTTACGGACGAAGATGAACTGGAAGAACTGCTGAAACAATTCGGAGAGTGAACCATGTACACAACCGACGACTTTGTCGCAAAAGTTGAGCTATATGGCGAACTGCCTAGCGGGCGGTACGAGCCAGAAGAGGTTCTTGACGTGGCCTATGACCAACTGATGTCGGTTGTCGTCCCTCTGATCATTGCTTTGAATGAAGAATACTATGTTCGCAGTGAATCGCAGAGTGTCGTAGCAGGGCAGAGCGAGTATGAGATACCTTATCGCGCCCTTGGCCGAATTCTGCGTGAACTGAAACTCGTAAAAGACACAAGAGTTATCGACTTACCACGTATGGAGCCGGAACTTGTTGTCAGTTCGGTGCAAAGCGACCCGGAAGCGTTTTACCTTGAAGGTTTTAACGCAAAACTGTACCCGACGCCGCGTTCTTCGGAAGGTTCAGTAAATATGAGTTATTTTCTGACCCCTTCCAGACCAGTCTTGGTCGCAAACGCCGGGCTGATTACTGGAGTTGATCGCGTAACCGGCGAAATCACGGCTTCACTGCCTACGGACTGGACGTTGACCGACACTTTCGACCTTGTAACAACCAAGAATGGTCACGATTCGAAGGCTATGGACCTGACAGCGTCCGCAGTGTCGACTTCAGCTATCACTTTCGCAGCGGTAGACATCCCAACTTCGATTGTGGTCGGTGATTACGTGGTCAAAGCCGGGTATGCACCCTACTTTCAGTGCCCTGATATCGCCTATCGTTATCTTACCCAGTTGACGGTCAATGATTTGCTCCAATCAATGGGCAGCCAAGCCGAACTCCAAGCAGGTATGGCCAAAGCTGAACAGCTAAAAGGCGCTCTGATTCAAACTTTGTCTAAACGGGTAGTCGGCGCTCCAAAACAGTTCACTATCGACCCGTTTTTCCTGAGGTAACTTATGGCTCAGTCCTTGGACTTTCAGATAAAAGGACTTTACACCTATTCGTCGGACATAAACGGCGTTCCGAAAGGGTCACTGTCAATAGCCCGGAATATCAACGTCAGTCGTACAAATCTTGCTGAGGCTCGTCGTGGTTTTGACCTGCTAACCTACGGCCTGCCTAACTCGACTGACCGAGCCGACAAGCTTTTGAGCTACGATGCGAAGCTGTTAGCGTTCTACAACGGTGTACTGGGTACCTACGACGCTGGTTCAGGCTGGTCAAGTCGTGGCTCGATAAGCAAGCCTTCCGACGCTCTTTCTATCAAGACCGCAACGCTGCAACGTAATCTATACATGACGTCTTCTGCAGGTATCAAGAAAATCGACAGTAGCTCGGGTACGATTTACGCCGCTGGACTTCCAAAAGGTTTAAACCTTGCCCTCTCATTGAAGTCGGGCACAGGGACAGCCGTTTCTGATACTAAATACGTAGCTTATCGCTATGTAATTTGCCGGTTCGATACCAATCGAAATCTTGTGTACGGTGGTGTTTCGGCTCGGGAAACTATTCAAAACACGACAGGCGGCGGAACCACTAAAGATGTGACTGTCGTAGGTTATCTGCCCAGTACAGGTGTCGACACGAATTGCTTTATTCAGCTTTACCGCTCGCTAAACTCGACAGCAACCCCTGACGATGAATTGCAGCTGTGCTACGAATACCCTATAACCCAGAACGACATCAATAACGGGTTTTTCTCAATTGACGATATTGTACCCGACGATTTGCTGGGCGCATACATTTACACTGCATCCAACGCTGGCGAAAGCATTATAGGTGACAACGCCGCATTACCGTTTGCCAGGGACTTGGCTGCCTACCAAGGTCATATGTTCTTCTCTGACTTGAAATCACCTTACCGATTCCTGGTCACTCTAATTGCAGTTGGCGCTTCAAACGGTCTGCAGGACAGTGACGATATTATCGTTTCGGACGGTACGACAACCGAAACTTTCACAGCCAAAGCTTCACCAGCTGCGCACCCTTCGAAAGAATTTCAGCTGTCCACTGGAGGTACACCGTCGCAGAACATTGACAGTACAGCCCGCGCCTTGGTCAACCGGATAAACCGTACTTCGACACTGGTTTATGCTTATCTTTTGTCGACTGGCGAAAATGATTTGCCGGGTGTGATCCAGCTTGAATCGCGGTCGCTGTCAGCTGCCCAGTTCAACGTAAAGTCGTCGACAAGAGCTACACCCTGGAGCCCTCAGCTGGCCTCGACACCGACAAACAATCAGTACGCGCAAAACGATGTTGAGCGCAACGCAATTGCTTTCAGCAAATACCTGGAACCTGAGTCGGTTCCGCTCAAGAACAAGTTTTACGTCGGTTCGGCAAACGACCCAATCACAAGAATTGTCGCCCTTCGCGACGCACTTTTTATCTTTAAAGCAAAAGACGGTACCTTCGTGTTGCGAGGTGACAGCGAAGCTGATTTTAGCGTAACCGAGTTAGATCAAAACGCTAAGCTTGCGGCGGCTGAATCGCTTGTATCACTGAACGGGTCGATTTATGGTCTGTTCACGTCGGGTATCGCTCAAATAGACGGTTCGCAGGTTAGCTACATCTCCGCGCCTATAAAAGACAAGATAAACTCATTGTTTGGTACGGCGCTGTCAGCAACCCAGAACGTCAGCTTTGGAATAAGCTACGAATCGGACGGTAAGTATATCTTGGCCTTGCCTTCCGGTTCAGGCGACACCTACTCGACTTACCAGCTGGTTTACGATGTCTTTAACGAGACGTTTTGCGAATGGGATCTCGGTATGTATTGCGGCTTCGTATCTCTTGAGGATGAAAAGCTGTATTACGGACCAGCTGACACAAACAAGATTCGTCAGGAACGGAAAACCTTTACGTACGCAGATTTTGCTGATTATGTCCAAGATGTAACTATCAGTGACGTCGATGCCACGGTTACGACAGCCGTGGTCCTGACTATCACTGGCACCGACGAAATGCAAATAGGTGATATGCTGATTCAGGGCGACCTGGAACCTGTGTTTATCACAGCGGTCGACACGTCAGCCGGAACGGTAACAGTTGACCTGAACCAAGACTGGGATTTGCTCAGCGCCGTGTCGCACTATGCAGCTATCGACTGTGAAATTGAATGGAACCCGGATTTTGCTGGAAACCCGGCGGGCTTCAAACACTTCACCGAATGTAGTTTGCTCTTTAACCAGCCTCTTATCAAATCCGCAACCTTATCTTTCAGAACCGATACCAACGCCGCTGTCAATGCTGTGTCGATTACTGGTTTATCCTCGATTGGTGGCTGGGGTTTCGGTGAATGGGATGAAGGTATCTGGGGTGGTGACGCGTACCCGGCACCTATCCGTAAGGGTGTGCCAAGATCTAGCGCACGTTGTAACACGCTGATTGTGAATCTGCGGCACCGAATTGCTTACTCCGATTGGCAGTTGTCCGGCATAGCGTTGGTATTCGAACCGACTTCTGTGAAGGTGTCGCGATGAAATTAAGCGTAATCAAACGAATCTTGGTTGAATCGTTTCCTTCAGATGTCCAGAAATGGGTGCCTGCTATCGTGCAACCGCTGAATAGCTTTATGGACCAAGTAGCCAAAGCGCTGTCGAGCGGTCTTACTGTTCGCGATAACCTTAAAACCCAGGTTTACACTATAACACTGTCGGCGTCGCAAACTTACCCGCTGACAGTGTCTTATGACCTGAACGAAAAACCTTTAGAGCTACGAGTAGCCCGCATTGCTTCGCAAGACGGCTCGGCGCTACCTGTTCACTCGTTTACCTGGACCTGGAAAGGTAATCAGCTGGACATGACATTTAACGGACTGTCGGCAGTAAAGTACGACGTCATTCTTATTGCGCAGGTGTAACAAATGGCAACGCAGAAGAACTTTCTGGACGACGAACAAGATCAGGGGATGCAGCAAGGTCAGAGCCTCGAATCCTCGGCGGTTGGTGGCGGGCCACAAGCGGCGTCGTCCAATGTAAAAGGTAATCAGCAAGGTACAGGCTGGCAAAACCTTTCAACTTACCTTGATATGAACCAAGGTCAAGGCGCTGGCGTCGCAACCGGGATAACCAAAAAATCCCAAGACGATATCGACAGCGCGACGTCGAATGCTCAGGCATGGGCTGATGCTGCAAAGGGTAGGGTTGACCAAGGCACCAAACAAGATACGTGGTCCTCGCAAATCAATTCTGACCCGACCAAAGTCGACGCCAACGCCTTCAACGCATGGCGATCGGCTGCGGATTACACCGGACCCGTTAACGCCCAGGCCGACACTGGCTATGGTTCGGTTTACGGTCAGGTGCAGAAATCGAACCAAGCGATCAATAATATCCAGAATTACGACACCCAGAAAGCCCTCGCACAAGAGACGTTTGGTAAAAACGGTCGCTACACAGGCGGAATGGGCACGCTGGACACCTTTATCATGCGTGGCGACCAATCGGGCAAGGACGCCCTACAAGGCTTCCAGACCCGGAATGCGGGCTTTAGTAAGGATTGGGATAAGACTGTTGAAGGAGTTGACACTTACGCAAAGGGTGCAGGCGCTCGGGGTAAGTCGGCGGTCGATTCCGCAAACAAGGTCGTGAACGATAAGTATGCGGCGATGTCTGCTAAGGCTCAGGCCGATGCACAGGCCAAGCTTAAGGCTGAACGCGACGCGCTGCAAAGCGGGGTACTCCAGCAATATCTTGATGCGGGTATCTCTGACCCTAATTCGGGCATGTTGGCCAACACCGTAACCACGCGCGGCGTGAATATGGCTGACGGCTTGAATGATGCCGACCTCGCAGCCTTGAACGCCCTGTCGGGCCTCGATATGGACACCGCAACCAATGCACTCACAAGAGATACCAGCCCTATCGCGTCTGCGAACCGTGACTTGGTAGCAAAGAATATCGCAGACTATCAATATGCGACACGCGCAGCGGATATGACTCCGAGTACGGAAGGTGACTTCACTGTTACCCCAGTCGATGGTATTCGGTACAACCCGGACGGCTCTGTCGCTACAGGTGAAACTGAGGACGACCTTTACAACCGCATTCTAGGCGGATTTTCTGGAGTTTAATTATGGCTAAAAAGCCTGATAATTATGATCGTATGAGCCCTGAAGACCGCGCACTTTGGGATTATATTAACGCCGGGAACGAGTTTGTCGACGGCGGCGCTGCGCAGTATCAGACCGGAAACCCACTGGCGATTGATAGCTTGAACCCAAGCGACCTCGCTCAGCTGGGTGCCTCACAATACGGAAACATTACTACAGACCCTCGGTTAGCAAACGCCGAACTCGCTGCGCTCTCCTCCCTCGAAGAACGCGCAATGGGCTCAGGTCTGAGCCTTCAAGATGAAGCGGACATGGCCCGCCTTAAGACGCAAACAAACGCGCAGAACCGAGGCCGCCAAGGCGCGATTCAACAAGAGATGCAGCGACGCGGCATGACAGGTTCAGGGATGGACCTTGTCGCGCGTATGCAGGCTGCGCAAGCTGCAACCGATCAAGAGGCACTTGCAAGCCTTGAGAAGGTGGCTATGGCTCAAGCCGGTCAGCGCGATGCCGCTGCTCGTATGGGTGGGATGGCTTCGTCGATGCGCGGCCAGCAGTTCAATGAACAGGCTCAAAAGGCTGCGGCTCAAGACGCTATCGCCCGGTTCAACACTGCGAATACCGTAGGTCAACAACAAGCCAACTGGCAGGCGCAGCAACGCGCGAACCAAGCGAATTGGGACCGTACAAACCAAACTTCGGACCGTAACACGGCGTCACAATACGATTATCGTAAAGACAAAGTAGGTACCCAGCAAGGTAACGCTCAGATGTCTTACAACAAGGCAACCGACGACTATAACCGTAGGATGCTGGCGAAACAGCAAAAGGACGCTAAGCGTAAAGGTGTCGGAACTGCGATTGGCACTGTGGTAGGAGGTGTTGGTGGAGCTTTTGTAGGCGGTCCTGCTGGAGCTATGGCAGGCGCTCAAGTAGGCGGTGCCTTAGGCGGCGCGTTCGCCCATGGTGGCGTCGTTCCTGGCGACAGTCCATTCCCCGGCGACAATGAAATGAATGATATTTTCCCAGCGCAGCTAACCCCTGGTGAGGTTGTGCTTCCCAAAACTATCGCGAATCAGCCTGAATTGGCCAGTCAGTACACAGCTGCAGTGAAAGCCGGTATGGACCCTATGGCGGCGAAGTATGTAGCCCAGAATCAGGCACAAAAGTCCGCTGACAGGCCGTTTTACCCGACACCAGACGGATTACCAATCCCAGAGGCGGCACAGAGAAAATATGACCGCAGAACAGACGGTAGCGGACCTAAACCTAGCGCCATGAACCTGTCGTCTCCCGAAGCGACCCCTGCTTTAAGTCCAGAGGCCGCAAAGTCCAAGAGCATTCTGGATGCTTACCGCGAACGAATGAAAGGCGTAGACGCCGACCTCAAGAGTGCTCAGGACATACAAGGTTATATGTCTATTGCAAACGTCGCGGGCAAAGGGCTGACCGATTTCGCTAACTCCCAGAAACAAGACGTTATTCTCAAGAACCGCATGCAAGACCTCGGCAAAATGCCCAGTGTATCCGAAGCCGACCGCAAGGAATACGACGGCTCAATGCTCGATAAGCTCGCAGCGCAGAACGTCGGTAACGCAAAAGGAAACCGCGCCCAGGCTGAAGATCAGTTTATGACTGAGCAGCGTATGTCTGCAGCTGACCGTGACCTCGCACGGTCTGACCCTAATTCGGAAGAATCGAAAGCCGCCCGAGCATTCCTTTCGACACTCATACCTAACGCCGAAAGTAAAATTGCCGGTATGAGCGCCGCCCAGCTCGACAAAGCTTCACCGCTTTTGATGCAGAAGTTTAATGCCGACCGCGCTCAGGCTAACGCCAACCGAAGCTATTCGCTCCAAGAGCGTGAACTAGATATGAAGGGCAAGAAACCTCTTAACGAGGGACAACAAAAAACTGTCAACTATGCTTCGGCTACGCTTACAGGCTTGAATGATATGCGCAGCGCCCTCAAGTCAGGGGACAACACCTTCTCTGTCGTAGGTGATAACAACTTCACCGAAGCGCGTCGTAGAGCGGCTGAAAACTTTGGTCGCTTGCAATCAGGTGGCGCTATCAGCAAAGACGAGGAAGCGCGGTTTATAGATATGTTGCCGACCTGGACCGATTCTGCCGAAATGCAGGAGCGTAAGCTGGCCAAACTCGAGGCTGAAATGCGGGCTCGCATCGGCAGCGAAGGTGTGGACGCTGACGAACAATTGAAAATGCGCGGCGGAACTACCCAACCTAGCGTAGACCCGCAAGATCAGCAAGCGGCGCAATGGGCTCAAGCTAACCCGAATGACCCTCGTGCGGCGAAAATAATGGAAAAGCTTCGGAGTAAATATGGCCAGTAATTTCAACCCTGACGCCTACCTTGCCGGCGGGCCTTCGGACTTCGACCCTGACGAGTTCCTAAAGGAAAAACCGTCAACTCTTGAGGCCGGTGTCCGTGGTCTTGCACAAGGCGCGTCCTTCGGCTTGGCTGACGAAGCTACCGGCGCCCTCGAAGCGATGTTCACAGACAAGAGTTACACCCAGGCTCGCGACGAATCGCGCAAAGCATACGACGAAGCACAAAAAGCGCATCCAGGCGCATACCTTGCGGGTGATATCGGCGGAGGCGTCGCTACCGCTTTTATCCCTGGTCTTGGTTTCTTGAATGCAGGTAAAGGCGCAAAGCTTGCCGAAGTTGCTGGGAAAGGCGCGCTACAAGGCGCTCTTGGCGGTTTCGGCCGTTCGGATGGTGACGCTGGTGAACAGGTGCTCGACACTATCACAGGTGCGGCTCTTGGCGGCGCGACGGGTGCTGTCGCTTCGAAGGCGGGCGACCTACTGGCAAAAATGGGCGACAAAACCCAAGATGTAGCGGACCGATTCACGATTCGATCGCTCGGCGGCACAAAAAAGCAAATTGAAAAGCTTGGCGGCAAAGCTGGCGACGTCGCAGAGCTTGCCCGGACCGAAGGTATATCGTCGCCGTTTGCCAGTTCCCAGGCGGTGGCGGACCGCGCCGACGAATTTATAACGGGCGTCAACAACCAGATGCGACCTATTTATGAGCAATCGGCTGATTCCTCCCTGCCGACCGGCGAATTGCTCAGACGTATCGAAGGTAAGATAGACGAATATTCCTTGGACCCTGGCAAAGCTGAGGTTGTACGCGAACTACGCCGCCTCAGAAAAAACATCGCTGGTACCGGGAAGGTCGGATTTAACCCGTCTGATCTCGGCTCTTACCGCAAGGATATGGGCGAACAGATCCGGGATTTTACTGCTACCGGCGCGACGAAATCAGCAAAGAAAGACCTTTACGGAATTCTTGGCGACGCTGAAATGGATCAGATTGCCAAGGTCAGCCCGGAACTGCGCGACGCAAACAAAGACTTATTTCGCAAAAAGCATCTTGCGCGTTTGCTTGAGGATATGGCTGACAGCGGCGCATCCCGGTCAGCTGCAAATAACGAAATCGGCCTGAACTCGTGGCAAGCTGGTGTTATGGGTGCAGCTGCTACCGGCGAACCTGTGTCGGGTATCTTGTCCATGGTCGGTCGCGAGGCTATTAAGCGTTACGGCGATCAGGCGGGCGGGATTATTCTCGACAAGCTTGCTAAAGGAATGAAAAACCCTAAGTTCGCCGCCTTGTTTGAGAAAGCCGCCCAACGCGGACCTAACGCAGTCCTTGCCTTACACCAAGCCTTGCAAAAGAACCCCGAATACGGGAACTAATAATGCGCACATATCGTTTTGTTGCAACGTGGCGTCGGATGTATCCCGGCGTCCACGCCCTTTTACTTGAATCGGCGTACGGTAAGCGAATCCTGCTGCGCGCTAAAGACCCAGACCCGAAAGGTAAATGGTGTCTGGTGGGTATTATAGAATGACAGTCCATCGCAAGCCTTGTCTGAGACGTCGTATATGGCTTGCGCTAACCCCGAATTGGGCCGCTAAGCTTTTGGCGGTCTGGTTTCTTGCTTGGCGTATGAATTCGACTTGTTCAAGCGTTAAGCGCGCTCGACCGTGCTGCTCACCTGTCTTATAAAGCCCCATACTAAGAGCGTGTTCAGCATTCTCTTTTCTGGTGCAGTATTCTAAATTTTCTGACCGGTTATCCAGCTTGTTACCATTAAGGTGATTAATGTGTTTACCTGACGGACGCTCTCCTAGGAAAGCCTCCGCAACCAGCGCGTGGACGTAACGCTGGTACCGTTTACCGTTTTTCCATAACCCAACTTGAGCATAGCCAGTTGAGTTGCACGCCTTCATCGTTTCCCACCTTCTGTAAGCGAAGCTGACAACTTCACCGTCTGAATTCACTACATAGTTCGGGAATTCTCTAATCTGAACGAACATTTCACTACCTTTTCAAAGAGGTTTTATGCGGTATGGTTTTTACACTGCAATTTTTGTTCTTGTTTTTTGCGCTGGTTCTTACTGTGGGTATAAGTTTTTCCCTAGGCAGGTCGTATCAACAGTACCGGGACCTGAACGACTTCGGGAAACTGTCCGCACCGTTATCAAGACCAAAGAAGGTTCTACCACAGAAACTATCACAACGCGCGAAGTCGAAAAGCCGTCAACACATAAAAATAGTAAAAGCCAGTTCAGATTAGGCGCGCTCTTACCTATCGGCGAACCGAAAGACGTATCGGTGACAGCCGCAAGACGTGTCGTAGGTAGTGTGTGGGTAGACGCTAATTATAACATTCGCACCCGCGAAGTCTTACTGGGGGTGTCCGTTGAATTTTGATCGCGTACCGTGGCCGAAAGAAGTAGACATCTTAGGGACGAGATACCGGGTCGATGTTGTTGAAGTAGTGGACGACGAAGGGTCGCGCGGCGAAACCGAAGTAAACGAAAAGCTTATCAAGGTAAAGCGCGACAAGAAAAAGACGATGTGGTCCACGCTATTTCACGAGATGGCCCACGCTTGGCTTGAGGAAAGCCAGTTTACCGCTTACTTGACAGACGACAAAGTCGAAGAAACCCTGGTTTGTATGATTGAAAACCAGTTTATACCTGCGCTGTTCAAAGCGATGGGTAAATAAAACGAGCCCGCCGGGGAGTAATCCTGAGCGGGCTTTTTTGCGTTTAAAGTATGCTCCCAGCCAGACTTGAACTGGCACAGTCTTACGACCGACGGATTTTAAGTCCGTTGTGTCTACCGATTCCACCATGGGAGCGTGGGTAGCAACGTCTACCTGCACGCTTGCAAACTGTCTACCTCGCGACTGTAATTAAGTAAAATCACAGTAGGAATTAAGGATTGACACGGACTTTTAAGTCCTGTAGCGTCTACCCGATAAGTATTTTGGAGGGTTAGACCATGGCTACGTATTGGAAAAAAACTCCCGAAAAACCGACCCAAAACTGGCAAATTTTGAGACGGGAAGCTGGTAAATCGAAGGCGGAAAAGAGCGAGGCTTTGGAAGCTATCAACCTACTGTGGCGTGCAGGTAGGCTCGACCGTGAGCAGGCCGAACGTCGGGTAAACGCTCTTGTGTTGATGCTGCAAAAGGCCAGCAAGGCAAATCTTGCCGACCAGTCTTTGGTAAACCGCAAACTCATGGAGGACTACTGGCAGTCGGAGTATGAGACGCGAATCTTGGTTGACGCTGACGCGATGTATAATGACTTGCTACGCGCTATAAAGGCTATCGAGCCGGTGGACTTGGTGTCTGCGACACGCGCCGAACTACAAGCCAAGGTCAACAAGCTTCTGCCGAACCGAGGTAAGCAGCGTCGTGTTGTGGCGCGTGTAAACCAACTTCTCAGATACCTAGGTCGCGAGGTAAAACTACAAGCAGCCAAAAAACCAAGACCTGAAATCAGCTATCTAAACGAAGCCGACCTACTCAAGACCTTACCCAAGCTTCCGACCTTTACCCGACTATTTGCAAGTGCAATGTTTTACACAGGCGCAAGGCCGGGTGAGATGTTTCGAATGTTTATAAAGAGCCCGCAGGTGATCCGAATACCTGACCAGCTGAACCGTAAGAAGGAGGTACAAGATACCAAGACCGGACAGGGTAGAGACGTACTGGTCGAGCCAAAAGGTTGGAAGTATGTCGAGGACTTTATCAAGTACCGCGACGCGATAAAGGACAAAGACAAGCTGCCGCGCAACGCTCGACACGCGACCTTTAAGAAAGAGACAGGCGTCGTCATATATGACTTACGACACAGCTACGCGATTCATATGCTCAACAAAGGGCTTTCCATGTCTGATATTGCCTTGCTGCTGGGTAACAGCGTGGCGGTTTGCAATGAATACTATCTTGGTTTCGTCGCCAAGCCTGAGACTATCGAAGCGATGAAACAACGGCTCAAAACGCAAGAAACCCCTTCGCAGCCAAAAGACCGGAAGGGGGTAAAGTCACAAAAGGCCGTCTTGGAAGCCAGCACGCAAGGCGCTATAAAGGCGACCAACAAGAAAACCAATAAGAAGTAGTGGGAACATAAGTGGGATAAAGACAAAGTGAGCGGCTTTGTAAACGTAATTCATAAGTCTCCTTAAGGGTCAAATACTCGCCTGGGCTCTGCCAGCTGCAGATGGGTCCAGGTCGTCGTAAATTTCGGGTTTTCCATACCTACAACCCAATGCGGTAAGCGTTCCCGGCACCACTCCTGAAACTCTTGTATGCGGTCTTGGTTGATCGGTGCGAGGTCGAGCGCCAGCCCTTGAACGTGTTTGGACTGTGGCGCGCCGCCGACCTTGATATTGTGGGTTTCGCACCGAGCGCCGGACAGACAATATAACGGCCCACCCCATTCGCGCCGGACTTGGTCAGCGAACCTAATCGTGATTTCCTGAGGCATCAAACCGCAACCACACCGGCAAGATATTTCATGACTGTTGAAGTACTTGCTCTTGTACATACGGCGCTACCTCTACACGTTTAATAGGGATGCCTTCATAGCTATATACTGTCTTGAAGGTCCTTATTTCGCCCGTTACTGGGTCTGGCACGGAAGCATGTTCCATTTGTGGGTGGAACAGCGAACCTACAAAGTAGGTGCCGTCCAGACGCTCGTATAAGATTGTAAAACTCATCGCTGTTTCTCCTTCTCATTCGCGAACACCGGCCAAGGTTTCTCGACCGGCTTATAAAAGCAGTATTGTTTGTCCATTTCAGCCGTCTGCAGCGCAACACATCGCGCTATGCGGCGTTTGCAGTCGTCCACGGTGCTTGG